CGACGGCGGCGGATCACACCGCGTCCGCACAATGCGCGGCGACCGAGCGGGAGGCTTCGAGAGACGCTGTCGTCCCGGCGGTGTGGCGGAGAGGGAGCCCGCCGTTCCGCCGTTTTTGCTGTCTTTGTCGCACATAAGTGATTGATATTTACGAAATGGTCGTTATGGTCGCCGCCGACGTTATGGCAACGGGGCGGCGAAATGGCGCAGAGGTTGCTCTCCGAAACGAGGATTCGAACCCTCACCAAGCCCGGAATTTATTCGGACGGCGACGGGCTGTTTCTGCGGGTCCGCAAGGGCGGCTCGAGGCAGTGGTTTTTCATCTTCCGCCGCGGCAAGGATCGCCGGGAACTCGGCCTCGGCGGCTATGGGCAGGGGACGGCGCCCGTCTCGCTGGCGCTGGCGCGGGAGAAGGCGCAGGCGATCCGTGACAAGCTCGCCCGCGGCGACGATCCTGCGGCCGAGCGGAAACCTCCTCGGGTCATCACCTTCGCGCATTGCATGGACGAATTGCTCGCGGCGAAGTCGTCGGAATGGAAGAACGACAAGCATCGGCAGCAATGGGAGATGACGCTCCGGGAATATGCGAAACCGCTCCACGACCTCCCCGTCGCCGATATCGCGCTCGGCGACGTGAAAAGCTGTCTCGCCTCGCACTGGCAGGACCGGCCGGAAACGGCCGACCGGCTGCGCTCTCGGATTCAGGCCGTCATAGACTACGCGATAGCGCATCAATGGCGCACGGCCGGCAATCCGGCGATCTGGCGCGGCTTGCTCGATAAGGTCATGCCGGCGCGCCGGAAGCTGGAACGTGGACATCACGCCGCGCTCGCCTATGCCTCAGTCCCGACCATGATGGCGGCCCTGCGCCAGTCGAGCGGTGTCTCGGCGCGCTGCGTCGAGTTTTTGGTCCTGACGGCGGCCCGATCGGGCGAGGCGCGCGGCGCGACCTTCTCGGAAATCGACACAGAGGCTCGCACGTGGATAGTTCCGGCCGAGAGGATGAAATCTGCCCGCGCTCATGTTGTCCCGCTCAGTGACCGCGCGCTGGCGATCGTCGAAGCTATGCGCCAGCAAGCGACGGGCGATCTGATCTTCGGCGGCGGCGTCGAGGGCAGGCCGATCTCGGACACTGCGATGACCAAGGCGCTGCGGCTCGCTTCGCCGGACAAGACGGCGACTCTGCACGGTATGCGGAGCGCCTTCCGCGATTGGTGCGGCGACAAGACCGACGCCGCACGGGAGACCGCCGAGGCCGCACTGGCGCATGTCGTCGGCGACAAGGCCGAGCAAGCTTATCGGCGCGAGACGGCCGTGGCGAAGCGACGCAAGCTTATGGAGGATTGGGCGGCCTATTGTGCGACCATCAAAGTTGCGACTGTCGGTGTTCTCGAAGGGGCGATCTGATGATTACCGCCGATGGCCTTCGAAATTTACTGCAAAAGCTCATCGAAAAGACAGCGAGCTGCGCGGGGATCGATTCGGCCGTTTATTGGGATGATATTCCGGCGGAGGCGCGCCGAGCGAACGACGATTGCGTGTCCGGTCGGCTGCACATGCAGTCAGCTTATGAGGCGGCGCAAATGGGGCTGGCCGTGCTCGACGGTGGCGATGTCGAGACTGCGAAGTGGTGGTACGATACAGGCAAGAGCCTTTACATCGCGGCCTTGGAGCGCCAGTTGCGGCCGAGCGATCTTGAGAATTTAGGGCGGCCGGCGGCGGCTCGCGGCCGCCCGAGAAAATCCGCGCCCGCCGCGAAGGCGCCGGCAAAAAAACGCGGGCGGCCGAGAAAAAGTGAGAAATAAATAGAAAAGAAATCGCCGCGGCATTTTTCCCCGATTTTTCCGTGATTATTCAAGGGGCCGTCCACCACGGGCGGCTTTGACGACATAGCCGCTCACATCATGAGGAGCGGTAATGTCAGACGATTCCATTCTCGTTTCGATGGCCGGCGCGTGCAAGCTCACGTCGCTGAGCCGCACGACGATCAATCTCAAACGCGCGCGGGGAGAGTTTCCGCAGGCTGTATCGCTCGGCGAGCGGCGCCTCGGATTCGTGCGCGCCGAGGTCGTCGCCTGGGTTGAGGCTCGCATCGCCGAGCGCGGCGCCAAGGCCGCGAAGGAGGTCGCGTGATGGTGACGCGCGAGCAGAGACTCGATTCCGTCGCGCGGATGCTGCTGTCGAGCGGCGTCTTCCGCCCGGCCGAGCAGCATGACGACGGCCCGGAGCTGCCGCAGGTCGCCGCGCGATGAAAGGCCGGCACTTCTGCGCCAGTTATGGCGAGGCGCTCCTGCACGCGCAAATTCACGAGGCGCGCGGCTATGAGCTGCGCGACATGACGAAGCAGGGGGCGCGCCGATGAACGATAACATCCTGCGACTGTTCGATGTGATCGCAAGCATCGTCGATCCGCTCACCGTCGATCCTGATCTAATCGACGCAATCATCGAATTGGAGGCTACCGTCCTCATGGAGGTGCGTCGATGATGGACATCGCGCAACTCCATAAAACCTACGTCCGCGTCATGACAACCTCGGATCGTTCTCGCCATGTCACCGCGCTCGAACTATTTCGGGCGCGGGTCGCCGAGCAAATGGCAGAGGAGGAGACCGAGAAAGCGCTCGAGCGGCTGCTCGTCGACTATCATCGTGTCGAAGCCGCGCGTCAGTTCGCGAAGTCGCGCGAGGATCAGTCGTTCTCGCCTGCGCCTGATCCCTCAAAGCCGCCGGGTTTGTCATATTATCCCACAGGCGCGCTCCTGACTGAATCGCCCGAGCCGCGGACTGCCTATCAAGTGCTCGACAGCGTCGCGCCGAACTATCGATATCGGTACCGGCTGCGCCGCAGAGTGCAAAACGATCTCGCCCGATTCTCTGCGTTATTTGGCGGGCGAGTCTGGCTGCAAATCTTTGACGAAAGGGACCCGATTCCGACCTTCGAGAGGCTGATCGTGACGAGCTGGCTCGCTGCCGGCGGGCGGGCGTGGATCGTCGCCGAACTCGACCATCTCGGCGCGCGTCGCGTGATTCCGTTCCGGGGGCGCGCGCATGGCGAGACATGATAACACGGGGCGCAGCAAGACCGCGGGCCACTTCGTCATTGTTCCGGAGTCGATTGCGCGAACGGACGCATGGCGAGGCCTCTCGGGCCTCGCGGTGAAGGCGTGGATCGATATCGGCCTCGTCTACAACGGCAACAATAATGGCTCCCTCGGCATATCGTCGAGGGCGCTCGCCGAGCGCATCGGTTGTCATTTCACTACCGCAGCGGCGGCTATCCTCGAACTCGAAAACGCGGGCTTTCTCCGGCGAACGAAAGCCTCGTCATACTCTCAAAAGCGGCTCGCGGCCGAGTATCGCTTGACGCACAAGCGCGACGACAGAAACGGCGATCCGCCGAGCAATGAGTTCAAGCGCCCGCGCGTCGTCGGCAACGTGGTCTCACTCCCGGCGAAAGGCGCATGAAATGCCATTGCCCATAGTAGGGCCTGCCCTACGCATAGAAGGGCCTGCCCTACTATGTAGTAGCCTATGCCCTACTATGGTCTTCGAATAGTAGGGCCTGCGCTACTGTAACGGCCATTTTGGACAATCGCATAGTAGGGCATAGGCTACACATATAGTATACCATCCGGGGGCGCAGCCGATCCGAGCCGACAAGAGCCCGCTCGACGACGAAAAATCGCGGGCGGCCCGAACTCTGCGGCCGAGCGGCCGTCTCCCATTCCTTGGTCAGTCTTTTAGATCCGCTGGCAACGTGAAGCCCCTCGCAAGCAGTTCGACGTGGCCCGACCATGCCAAATCACTTCCAGCGTTCACGACATAAATGATCTTCACGCCAAACGCGGCCGCGTGCGCCATTGCCTGCTTCCATGCCTCTTTGACGGGTATCCTCGCGGGCTTCGACGGGAGCGACGTGTACAACACGCCCTTATCGGCGACAGGCCGCAGCCACTCGCCGAGAACTTCCGTCTCTTCCTCACATGGTCCGAAATATTTGAAGACGATGTATTCATGCCGAGGAAGTTCGGGCTCTTTTTCAACGATGGTTAGGCCGATGTCCTGCGTCCTCATGTCAAACTCCGATTAACAACGAAAAAAGACCTGTGATTGATTGCACGGTCACCGCATCGCGTCTAGTCGACTGGTTTGCGCTGAGTTTGCGACCGCAGCGGTTCACGCCAAGCCATTGACGAGACTTGCATGAACGCCGTTCATAGGCTATTACGTGAACATCGTTCATAAGCGGGTTGCGCTCAAATGGTGCCAATACCGACGAATCTATTCGGGGGCCTGAACCCGCGTCGGGATTTCGAACTTTCGCTCGCGAGGGTCCCATGACCGACCGGGCCGTCAAATTTATGGAAAAGCTCGAGGTCCCGACGGGGCCTATGGCCGGCAAGAAGCTGCGGCTGGCGCCCTATCAGAAAGCCTTCCTCTCGGGCTCCCTCGCCGATGGCATTTCCGGGGCGGCGCTGAGCGTCGCCCGCGGCGGCGGCAAGAGCGCCCTGACGGCCGGAATCGCCCTCGGGCACCTGCTGGGCGAGATTGATCCGCAGGTGAGGCGAGAATGCCTTGCGGCGGCCCGAACGAGGGACCAGGGGCGCATCGTTTACGATTACGTCCAGGGCCTCGCCCGGAGCCTGCCGGCGAGCAAGCAAAAGCTGTTGACCTGGCGCCGGGCGCCGCGCCTCGAGGTCGAGTTCGATGGCCCCGGCGGACCGCATGTTCTCCGCATCCTTCCTGCCGATGGCCGGACGGCGCTCGGGACTTCCCCGACGCTCGCTATTGCTGACGAGCGAGCGCACTGGCGTGAAGCCGGCGACGACTTGGAGCACGCGCTGATAAGCGGCCTCGGCAAGCGCGGCGGGCGGTTCATCGCTATCAGCACCTCGGCGCCGGATGACGCGCATTCGTTTTCCAGAATGCTCGACGATCCGCCGCTCGGCTATTACGTGCAGGAGCATCGCGCCGATGATGGTTGCGCTCCTGACGATATCGAGCAAATTCGCAGAGCGAATCCTGGCGCCGAATATGGCGTAGGTGCCTCGCTTGAATGGCTGCTCGCGCAAAGCCGCAGAGCGATTGCTCGCGGCGGCTCCACGCTGACGAGCTGGCGTCTCTACAATCTCAACCAACGTGTTTCCGCCGAGACCAAGGACGTGCTTTTGCGCGTCGATGAATGGCTTAAATGTGAGACCGACGATCTTCCGCCGCGGCAAGGTCCGTGTGTGATCGGCGTCGACCTCGGCGGCTCGGCGAGCATGTCGGCTGCGGCCTATTACTGGTTCGAGACGGGCCGTCTCGAATGTCGCGGCTGGTTTCCTTCGAAGCCCGGCTTGCGTGATCGTGGTGAAGCCGATGGCGTCTCGGGCCGCTATGTCGAGATGCAAACGCGCGGCGAACTCTCGACGCTCGGCGAGTCCACGGTTCCGATTCCCGCATGGTTGTCCGAAATGATGCGCCATGTAGCAGGTGAAACCGTGTGCGCAATTTGCGCGGACAGATACAAACAATCCGAATTGAGCGAAGCGCTACAGGCCGCGAGCATTCGTGCGCCGATCGTGTGGCGTGGATTTGGCTTCAAAGATGGCGGCGAAGATTGCGAACGTTTCCGTCGCGCGTGTTTCGACGGCAAGGTGAAATCTACGCCGTCTCTGCTGCTACGATCTGCGTTCGCTGACGCGATTGTCCTTCGTGATCCTGCCGCAAATATGAAGCTGGCGAAAGCTCGCTCGCGCGGACGCATAGACCCTGCGTCCGCATCGGTTGTCGCGGTTGCCGAAGGAATGCGCCGTCTCGCGCGTCCTGTGAAGGCGAGGGCCGCACAATGGGTCTAGCTGGTCGCGCAATCTATTCGAGCGAACGCTGGTCACGCGCGCGCTTTCTCGCCAAGCGCCGCGATGGATTCAAGTGCGTCGAGTGCGGCTCGCGCATCAAGCTCGAGGTTCATCACGTCAAGCGCGTGAAAGATGCGCCGGAACTCGCGTTCGATCTCTGCAATCTGAAAACACTTTGCCGTGACTGTCATGCAATCGAGACCGACAAAGAATTGGGGCGCGCCCCGAACCAAGCGCAAAGCGCATGGAAAGCCGCCGTTGCTGAATTGGCGCGGCCTCAAAGAGAAGGAAATAGGTGAATGCTTGAATCGGTAAAAATTCAGCGGAGACAGAGCGAGATTCGCAGCGCGCTATCGGCGCTTGTCGGGAAGGAAAATCCTACCGAGGATGAGACGCGGAACATGGCTGCGCTCGACGGCGAGTATCGCACGAACGAAACGCGATATCGCGCTGCGCTCATCGCCGAGGATACCGAACGCCGCGAAGCGAAGGACGACCTCGAGACGCGCGGCGATCGTGAATATAACGATCTCATGTCGCGCTTCGAACTGCGGCAGGTCGCGCTACATTATGCGGAAGGCCGCTCACTCGACGGCCCGACGAATGAAGTCGTCTCTGAAATGAGAAGCAAGGGCTCTTATCGCGGTGTGCCTGTTCCGCTCGCTGCGCTCGAATTGCGTTCCGGTGAAACGATCGCCTCCGGGACGCCTGATCCTATCACGACGCGACCAATCGTCGATCGGCTGTTTCCCGCAAGTGCGGCCAGCCGAATGGGCGGCCAGCTTATCAATATCCCGTCGGGCGCCGTCGAATGGCCGCTTGCGACATCGAGCATCACAGCCGGATGGGCGTCGTCGGAACTCGGCAACGTCTCAGGTCCGACAACCTACGCCACGACCGACCGCGCGTTGAAACCGGAGCAAAACCTCGGCATTCAGGTGCGCATCTCGCGCAAGGCGCTTTTGCAGAGCGGGGAGGCGCTGGAGGCCGCGATTCGTCGCGACCTCAATGGAACGATCGCCGCAGAACTCGACAAGGCGATTTTTCAAGGGACGGGCGCGAGCGGCCAGCCGCTCGGCGTGATCTATGGGCAGAGCACGTATGCCTACGGCGCGACTTCGCCGACGACGACGGACTTGTCTTGGTCTGTTCTGCGCGCTGAAATTGCCGCGTTCATGGCGGCGAACGCCGCGACGACGCCGGGCGACGTGCGCATTCTGCTGCATCCGCAAGCCTATTCGTTTCTCGACGGTGCGCTTATCAGCGGCACCGCCGTGAGTGAATGGGACCGCCTGACGAAGAACGTTCCTCTCTCGAATATCGCCATTTCGTCGAACACGACCGTTGTTACCGCAGGCACGCCCGACACCACGGACGTTTTGCTCACGACGAGAGCCGGCGGTGTGGCGCCTTTCGTGACTGGCATATGGGGCGGCGGAGTCGATATCGTGCGCGATGTGTGGAGCGACGCGCAGAGCGGCGGCCTTCGCTTGACCGCATTGCTAACGGCCGATGTGAACATCCTTCGAGCCGGACAGCTTCATCTCGTCAAAGCGATTCAGGTGGAATGATGATGGAGCGCCGCGCCTTTCAAATCGAGCTTCGCGCGTCGGGCAATCCCCGACGCCTCGAGGGCTATGCCGCGACGTTCGGCGTCGAGGCGCGCGTCGGCAACTTCCTCGAGACGATCCGCGCCGGCGCATTCTCGGCGACGCTTGCGAGCGGCGTCGATGTGCTCGCGCTGGTCGACCATGATCCAACGCGCGTTCTCGGGCGGACGCGAAGCGGAACGCTGCGATTGTCGGAAGATACTCGTGGACTCGCCTTCTCTATCGATCTGCCCGACACACAAGCCGCGCGTGACGTGCTGGCGCTCGCCGAGCGCGGCGATATCGGCGGTGCGTCATTCGGTTTCCGCGCGACCGGCGAGAATTGGAGCGGCAAGCGCCGCGAGCTGCGCGCCGTGGAGCTGCACGAGATATCCGTCGTCTCTGCATGGCCCGCATACACGAACACGAGCGTTGAGGCGCGCAATCGGAATGCAACGGTTCACGAGACCGTTGCATCGGATGCGCTGCGCCGAGCGCTCGGAAGATGGAG